GCGGGTCTGGACTGGGAGCAGGAGCAGCAGAACAGAGCGGAGGAGGCTCCCCCACCTGCGGCCCCCGTTGTGTCTACCACGGTAGACAAATTTGCCGAAGCGGAAGACAGCTATGATGCACCCGAAGCTGCGAGGAACAACGCGAAGAAGGTGCTGAAGTGGCGGGACGAACACGGCGACGCGGTGGCGGGGATGACGCAAGTTGGATGGACTCGGGCCAATCAACTGGCCAGCGGGGAACGACTCTCCCGCGATACTGTCGGGCGGATGGCGTCATTCTTCGGGCGTCACGAGAAGAACAAGGCGGTAGCTCCCGAGTACAAGAATGAGCCGTGGCGAGACGCGGGGTATGTCGCGTGGCTGGGCTGGGGCGGGGACACGGGGGCACAATGGGCTGCGGGCATCGTGGGCAATGTCTCGGAGTCGTGCGACTGTTCGGCCTGCGGTTCGGTGGAGAACGCGGGCACCCTTCAAGCGGCGATCGTCGCGGCATTGGAGAGCGTCAGCACCCTGCCCGAAGCCAAGGCGATCTTGGAGGGTCTGCAACAGTGAGCGAACTCGCGGATCGAATGGGAGTGGAGCGTGACTTTGCCCGGAGACTGTCGCGACTGACAGCACGGCAGCGGCGGGAACTGCGGGAACTGCTGGGAGACCCGCCCGATCCGTCGCGTGTGTCTGCGGCTGACTGGCAACGATGGGAGGATGAGCGGAAGAAGGAGCTCATGCTGATCTTGCTGGGAATCTTTCTGGCAAGCCACGCTCTACACGCCGATGAGTTGGTTCCGGGTGGGGTCGATGATTCGTCACGTCTTGAAGTCAATCGCCAAGCCCTCTTGCGGGCGTCGTCGATGGCAGCAGAATCGGCGTCATCGTCGACCAACACAGCCCGCGACATCATTCAGGCATCAGCAGAGGTGCTGAGGACCGGAACGTCAATGGATGTTGAGGGCGTGTTGATCCGGGCGATGGGGCCAGACCGTGACACACTGACAGCCGCGACGCTGACGACCGAAGCCCAGACCCACGGGATGAACAGCGTCAAGATCCCCCTTGCACTGATCGGCCTCACGCTCGAACCGGTGTGGGTCACGATGCGAGATGAAAAGGTCTGCGCCATCTGCGATCCACTCGATGGCAAGCCGGTCGATCTGTGGGGGACTGTCCTGGAGGGCATCATCGCGGGGAGGGCAATCAACACGATTGTTGAGAACGGCGGCCCCCCTGCGCATCCACGATGCCGCTGTTATGTTCGGGTGCAGAGTCGGCCGATCGGGGCAAGGTCAGAGCGCTTCTAGCCTTGTTTTCAGGCACGAAACGCAACGGGGCGACCTTCGGCTAAATTTAGCCTAAGGTCTGTCTTTTGTACGAAGCCATCAATTGCCCTTGCTCCGCTGTCTCCCGCATCCATAATCGGGAGACATGAGACGACACCTCCGCGAACAGACAGCGATTGCCCCCAGCCGGATCGACAGGGATTCCGGACTGATCGAGGGCGTGCGGATTCTCGGGCCGACTTCACGCAACGGGCGGACGTACTCCCCCAAGGCGATGGAGCAAGCAGCCCGTCTGTACGAGGGTGCCCCGGTCAACATCGACCATCCACGAGGCGAGGGCAAGGATCGTCCCGTCTCGGATGCGTTCGGTTGGATTCGCAATGTCCGCCAGATGCCCGACGGTGTGTATGGGGATCTGCACTACCTCAAGAGCCACCCCCAAGCGGACGTCGTCGCTGAAGCGGCGGAACGCAATCCCAATCGCCTCGGACTCTCGCATCACGCAGAGGGAGCCGTGAGGATGGATGGGGCATCCGTCGTGGTGGAGTCGGTCGACAAGGTGTATTCCGTGGATCTGGTTCAGACCCCTGCCACAAACGCGGGGCTTTTTGAGAGCGAGGGGAAGCGTATGACGATTCGAGAAGCCGCCGAGATGGCGGGCGAAGAGAAGGTGCTTGCCGCTGAGGGGATGGGCGAGTACGCCGACAAGCCGATGAAAGAGAACGAGAGCGACTACTTTTCGGCGATGGTGTCAGAGGTGCTTGCCTCTGGTGCGGATCGATCCGAGAAGATGAAGAAGATCGCGGCGATCCTCAAGGCGCAAGAGATGCTGACTGCCGAAGCCCCCTCCGCTCCCGCTGCCCCAGAGGGCGAGATGGAGGAGATGGCGGGCGAAGAGGTCAAGAAGATGGCCGAGTCGGTTGAGGCGATCATGGGCAAGTTGGATTCCCTCGTTGAATCCGTGGGCTCCATCAAGGCTGAGCACGATGCCCGCAAGCTTCTCGAATCGGCTGGCCGAGACGTGACCCCCGAGCGGTTGGCGGCGTTGCAGGCTGTCCCTGCGGACAAGCGAGCGGCGTTGCTGGAGTCGTGGCCTGCGGGACAACGTGGATCACGTCCAGCGGCTTCCCCTCCTGCGGCGACTGCGACGAAATACCCCACTGATACCCGGCAGTTCATCGCTGCCATTCGTGCCAACTAAGGAGCACCATACATGGCTGCGCGAACTGACGGACTGCCGGATCTGCTGACGAAGCGGCGGCAATTCACAATCGAAGACGATTTCAACCGTGACGTGGACTCGGCCGATTGGGTCACCACGTTGACTGACACAGGGACCGCGAGCGTTGGCGATGCGGTCGGCGGGATCTTGGCCATTGTGCCGAGCGATGGCACCGTGGCCGACAACGATGAAGCCTATGTTGAGTCGGCGAATGAGGTGTTCAAGTTCACGGCGAACAAGCCTCTTCTGTTCGAGGCCCGCATCCAGTTCACTGAGGCCAACACGGACGACGCGAACATCCTTGTTGGCGTGATGGATGCTGTCGGAGCGAATTCGCTCGTGGACAACGGAGGGGGCCCCCCTTCCAGTTATTCCGGTGCGAACCTCCACAAAGTGGACGGCGGGACTGTCTGGATCGCTGAGACCAGCAACTCCACGACGCAGATCACGACCGAGCTGTCAGCCGCCAACCTGAACAATCTGGCGAAGCGTGCCGTGACTGCGGGCGGGGCGGCGTACCAGACGTTGAAAATCGAGTACATGCCGTATTCGTCGACCAATGCCTACGTCAGTTTCTTCGTTGACGGCGTGCTGGTGGCCCAGCATGACTACGTTTTCACGTCGGCGACTGAGATGCAGATTGCCCTTGGCGTGAAGAACGGCGGAACCAATCTTGAAACCCTGAATGTGGACTATGTGGTCTGCACCCAAGAACGCTAAGAACAGGAGCCAAAACCATGGTGAACGTGAAGCAGTTGCGGCGGCTGTTCGAAGCGGCCCAGCGTGATGGAGACGTGGAGAAATTCAACTCGGATTTCGCAGAGGGCTTGAAGAGCGGGGCTTTGAAGTTCGGGGACTTCTCGCTTCGGCAACTGTTCGAGCACTTCGTGCCGGACGGCCGCGAGATGGTCAACCTGTACGATCCTCGAAGCAACGGCAGCAGCGAACTGCGGGAAACCGCCAGTCTGGTCGCGAGCAGCCAGTTCGCCAAGATCAGCGGACAGGTGCTGTACAATGAGATCATGCAGGCTTACGAGCAGGAAGCCTACGTCTTCTCTGGCCTGATTCCCTCACGCTCTACGCAGTTCAGCGGCGAGCGTATCCCGGGCATCAGCAAGATCGGCGATGAGGCACTGGTGGTCGAGGAAGGGCGACCCTATCCCCGGGCTGGCGTGTCACAGACCTACATCGACACCCCTGTCACTACCAAGCGGGGGTTGATCGTCGGCGTGACGAAGGAAGCGATTTTCTTCGATCGTACCGGCGTTCTGGAAGATCGGTGTCGTGAGGTCGGCGAGTCACTCGCCACCAGCAAGGAGTTGCGGGCCATCGATTGTGTGATCGACGAGAACACAACCGATCATCGCTACCGGTACCGGGACAACACCATCGCCACCTACGGAGACAACTCCGGCACCCACAATTGGGACAATCTGGAAGCGTCGAATGCGTTGGTGGACTGGAACGATGTCGACAATGCCGAGCGGTTGTTTTCGGGGATGCTCGACCCAGAAACCGGCTTGCCGATCCTGATTCAGCCGAAGCACCTGATTGTGACTCGGCAGAATCTGTACACGGCGCGGCGGATCGTCAACGCCACGGAAATCACCGTGACGACCCCGGGTTACGCCACCACCGGCAACCCGACGGAGACGAAGACCGGCAACCCGATTCAGGGCTACACGATCGTTTCGACCAACTTCCTTGCGAGCCGGATGGCCACCGATACCACCTGGTATCTCGGCGATCTGACCAAGGCGTTCCGCTACATGGAGAACTGGCCCCTCACGGTGGTGCAGGCCCCTGCGAACAACGAGGCCGAATTCCACTCGGACATCGTCATGCAGTTTAAGGCCAGCGAACGCGGTGCCTACGCGACGATGGACCCGCGTTACATGGTGAAGTGTACTGCCTAACCGGCTGACGATCAGGCCGATTGACTCTGCCCACGTCGGCCCAAAACCGGCGTGGGTTTTTTCTTTCTGAGGTGTGCGAATGGCGAAGGCGAAATCTGATGCGACGGCCCCCGAGAGTGTGGAGACGGTGGAGAGCGTGGACGCAGTGGCTCCTGTCCAGACGCGGCCGGTGACCGGGTGGCGATTGCGTCCCCGTGCTGGCGGCGATTGGTTCGAGGTGAATGCCGACACGGTGGAGGATGCCGTGCGGGCGTTCAACAGTGCGGGCGGTCGGGGCGGCCGGACTCTCGCGGCAAAGCAACTGGAGATTGAGGCCCCCCCGTCCGTGCAGGTGCTGTAGTGGCGACAGACGCCGAGCAGATCGCGACGATCCGTAGCAACCTACTCGCGGCACTCGCCACCGAGTCGGCCAATCCGAAGCCGAGCTACAACGTCGACGGCCAGAACGTGGATTGGAACGGCTATCGGACGGCGATCCTCGGGGAGATTGCCCAACTGAATATGCTTCTCTCAGCGGCCACCGGTCCATTTGAGGAGTTGGGCGAGGCCACGACATGACGCTGGACATCTCCGGGGACTACACGATTTTCGACGGCGGCGAGGTGGTGACCCTGCGGCAGATCCGGCCGGACGGGGCAACGTCAGTCACCGTGGATAACGCTGTCTCCGGTCCTGTCGATCGGAGGCGTGCGGCCATGGCGGGGATCGACATCACGGGCGACGAGAGATCATTCAGCCTCAACGCCACGCAGCCGGGAGCCCGGGGGGTGCAGGTGGACGACATCGTGATTGACTCGACCGGCGAGCGGTGGCGTGTGCTGAGCACGTCCCTGGCATCGCTGGATGCCCGGTGGATCGTCCTGACCCGAAAGCAGGTGT